CGGCAACGTGCAGGGCCCGTACACCGACGGCGACGTCGAGAGGGCGGCGCCCGAGGCGCCGTGACAATGCGCCGCGAGCCGACGCGGGGCGAGCGGATCAGGAAGTCCCTGGTCCTCGACGTCAGGGAGGCCAACGATGCCGAGCGCACGATCGTCCACACGATCACGCAGCGGATCGTCGATCGCGATGGCGATGTGATCGAACCCCGCGGCGTGCGGGTCGACAACTTTCAGAAAAATCCCATCGTCCTGTTCGGCCACGACTCCTGGGCGTTCCCGGTCGGCAAGAATCTCGCGCTCGAGGTCAGCGATCAGGCCATCACGGCGCTGACGCAATTCGCCGGCGATGCGCAGGCCCACCCGCAGGCGGAGACGGCGTACCGCCTGGCGCGCGACGGCTTCCTCAAGGCCTGGTCGATCGGCTTCATGCCGATCACCTGGTCGGAGGACAAAGCGCTCCCGGAACAGGACGGCTGGTGGTTCAAGGAGTGGGAGCTCTTCGAGTATTCCCTCGTGCCCATTCCGTCGAATCCCGAGGCGCTCTCGCGCATGGCGAAAGGGTACGGCTTGCCGCCGGGCGCGACGGAAAGGGATCTGATCGCGGCGCTCGCGAAGGACCGCACACCCTTCTGGGATCTCGCGGGCTCCTTCACCAAGCAGGATCACCTGCTGGCGGATCGGGTGGCGCTCGTGGAGCGCCGCGTCGCGCAGTGTGAGCACGATCTCGCCGCGATGCAGCCGAGAGAGGAATCCGTAACCGCGGAGGATGTGCGGCGCGCCATGGGGCACGCCAGAGAGACGTTCGGAGGGGGCGCAGGCGTTCGCTAGGGCCATTCACCCGGGCCGCGCGAAGGCCGGCCCCACCGGGAGGCGAGCATGGACAAGGAGCTGAAGGCGGCGATCGACGAGGGCTTCAAGGGCATGACGATCACGCTTGACGACAAGCTGAAGGCGAGCGTCGAGGCCGTCGTCAAGACGGTCGACGAGAAGCTGAAGCCGCTGGCCGACCGCCTCGCACTCCTCGAGAAGAGTAGTGGGGAGGTCGGCGTGATCCGTCGGGACGCGGATGGCAAGCTGGTCACGCTCGGTGCGGGCCAGGCCCCGGCGTTCATCAAGGACGGGCTCACCAAGGACAGCCAACCGCTCCGCGTGACCAATTACCTCCGCGCCATGAAGTTTGGCAACGAGGCGGCCATGAAGGAAGAGCGGGAGATGTCCTGGCGCCTCCGGGAGGCCGGCTACCAGGCCGAGTCCGGCAGCTCGTTCCTCTTCCCGATGGGCGCGGATCTGATCGTCGACCAGGTCGACGAGAAGGGCGAGGTGCGGAAGGACAACGCGGCGCTCCGTGAGGAGATCCGCGCGCGGCTGTCGGTGGGGACCATCGACCCCGGTGAGCTCGCATGGCACGCCAAGCGGAACCCGGAGCTCGCCAAGGCTTTCGGGCTCGAGCGCAAGGACCTCTCGCTCGGGAGCGACATCCTCGGGGGCATCCTCGTGCCCAACGTGCAGGACAGCAGCATCATCGACCTGCTGCGGCCCCGCCTGTCCGTCATGCGCGCCGGCGCGACGGAGGTCGCCCTGCCACCGGCGGGCAACGTTGCCATGCCGCGGCTGACTGGCGATCCGTCTTTCGTCTGGACGGATCCCGACACCACGACGGACGCCTCGACGACCAACATCGGGACGGGCGTGGTGCGGTTGCAGGCCAAGAGCCTGCGGGGCTTCGTCACGATCCCGAATGACCTGATCCGGTACTCGAGCCCCTCGGTCGAAATGGTCGTCCGTCTGGCGCTGGCCAGCCGCGCGGCCGTCGTGGAGGACAACACCTATCTCGAGGCGGTCGGCTCGTCGCTCAGTCCCCGCGGGATCATCAGCTACGGCATGTCCACGGCGGAGACGCCGACCGCGAACAAGGTCACCCTCCACATCGCCGGGACGACCGAGACCAACGGGGACACCTTCACGCCGGAAGACGTGACGAAGATCATCGGGCTCTACTACTCGGGGCTGGATGACGAGCCGGCGACGGGCTGGATCATGCGCCCGATGCTCTGGGCCGCGATCGCCAACCGCCGCGGCGATGCGGTGACGGCGGCCGACGCGAAGGGGCCGTTTCTCTTCTGGACCTCGCGCGGGTCGATGGGCTCGGCCATCCCCGAGGCCCTGGGCGGCTACCCGGTCTTCAACTCGACCAACGCCAGCGCCAATCGCACGAAGGGCTCGGGCACCACCCTCGTCTACGTGCTCTTCGGCAACTTCCGGCGCCTCATCATCGGGCGTTCGGGAGCGATCGAGCTGGCGGCGAGTGACCAGATCAAGTTCCTCCAGGACAAGACCGTCATCCGTGCCGTCCTGCGGTCGGACTGCGGGCTGGCGCATGAGGAGTCGTTCGTCTTCACGGACACGATGCTCGAGGCCTAGCCTCGCGCGATACGGGACGCCGGCGGCGCGGGCAGCGGGTCCGCGTCGCCGGTCCTCGAACCGACCCCGCTGTTCGCGGGGCAAAGGGAGGATGTCATGCCCGGCACAGGATTCCTCAATGATCTCGCCAACGAGCTGCTCCCCGGGACCGGCGCGCAGTCGATCGTGCCCCAGGTCGCGACGTCGACTGTCACCGGCGCGGCGGTCGATCTGCTCGAAACCGATGGCCCCTGCTTCGCGTTCCTGGCGCTCGGCACGGTGAGCGGCACCGCGCCGACCCTGGCCCTCAAGATGACGGAGGCCGCCACTTCGGGCGGTACCTACGCCGACATCACCGGGGCCACGCTCGCCACCCAGGTAGCGTCAAGCAAGTTCCTCGTCCTCACCTTCAAGCGGTCGATGCGGTTCGTCAAGGCCGTGGCCACGATCGGCGGCACCACGCCGAGCTTCGCGGTGGCCTGCCTGGTCGTGGGGCAGAAGAAAGCGATCTAGTGGACCTCCGGCGGGCGCGCCAGCGGTTCTACCGCGAGGCTGCGCGTGCGCGCGAGCGTGCGCGAGCCCCGACGCCGCTAGCGCCCGTCGTCAGGAAGGAGCCGGCGCCATGCGGACCTCAGCCGATCGCCCCGACCCTCGCCACGCTGCTCCCGGTGTTCGTGGCGACCTGGGAAGACTGTGGGCGCGCATGACGAGTGTCTACAAGACCAAGCCCGCGCGCGCCTCGCGCGTGAAGAAGAAGGCCCGCTAGATGGCCACGCAGGACCTCGTCACGCTCGCCGAGGCGAAAGCCTGGGTCAACATCACCGGCACGACCGAGGACGCGAAGCTCACGAGCCACATCACGCGCGCCTCGGACTGGATCGAGCAGATGGCGGATCGGAAACTGGCCGAGCGCGCGTTTTCGAGTCTCCGATTCACGGGGCCCCCCAGCACCAAGCTGTACGTCCCGGCCTGGCCCATCAAGACGGGTGCGACGATCACGATCACGGTGGATGCAGTCGCCCAGGTCCTGTGGAAAACCGAGGCCGATGGGCTCCCTGATGACGCCGATGTCGTCGTGGCGTCTGACGATCCCTGGGACACGCGCTGGGGCGCGCAGAACCACTTCTACCGCCGCTGGACGTGGGAATCGGCGCTGGGCTTTGCCTGGCAATCCCCGCGCGATCCGAACTTCGGTCAGCACAACGTGCTGCTGTCCTACACGGGCGGCTACAACCCCATCCCGGAAGATCTCAAGCTCGCGGCGTGCTACCTCGTCCAGAAGCTCTTCCGCGACCAGCAGAAGCAGGCGGTGGGCTTCACGTCGATCGCCTTGCCCGCCGGCGGCGCGATCTCCGTCCCCGAGCCCTTCATGCCGCGCGAGGTTCGCGACCTGATCGCGCCCTATCAGCGGCCGATCTTCGCGGGGGCGTGATGCCGCTCGACCTCACGCTCACCATCGAGATTCCCGAGTCCCTCCGACGCCGGCTTGAGCCGGCTGTGCTTCAGGGCGCCGTCGTGAAGGGGATGCAGAAGGCCGTCCTGAGCGTCGTCCGGCGGGCGAAGCTCAACCTCTCTGGCCGCTTTCTCCGCGTGGGCCACGGTCGGTTGCGCTCCTCGGTGACGTCGACCGTTCTGATCGCTGGCAACGAGATCGTCGGCCAGGTCGGGACGAATGTCTTCTATGGGCGCATCCATGAGGAAGGGGTCCCGCATTCCTGGGTGATTCGGCCGCGAACCAGGCCGCGGTTGGCCTTTCGGGTCGGTGGGAAGTGGATCACCGCGATGGCGGTGACGCATCCCCCGCTCCGCCGGCGTCCATGGCTCCGCACGGCGGCGCTCGAAAGCCAGGCGGAGATCCGGGCGCAGTTTCAGGCGGAAGTGACGCAGGCGATCGGCAATGGCTGAACCGCTTCGCGAACAGGCGCTCGTGGCCCTCGTCGCGGCGCTCGAGACGATCAGTGGGACGCGCCCGTGGGGCGGGGCCTATCTCAACACGCCGATCGTCGCGCGGGTCTACAAGACGCCGATGCAACACACGCAATTCCCCGTGCTCCTGCTCCTCGAAGGGCCGGGATCGACCTTCGAGATCGCCGGCGTCGACGGCATGTTCCAGCACAAGTTCTCGATTGTCGTCTACGGCTATGTCCACGGCGATGACGCGACCACCCGGACGACCTGGCTCCAGCGGCTCTGGGATGATGTCATCACTGTTTTGGAAGCGAACCGGATTCTCGGCGGCCTCAGTTCGGATATCGAGATCGGCGCGCTCGAGACCGACGAGGGCGAACTCGAGCCGTTGGGCGCCTTTGCGCAGACGATCACCGTCACGCTGTTCGAATCCAAAGTCGTGGTCTAACGAGGAGAGGTATTCATGGCGACCCTGACAGTCCCGCGGATGCGGCGGATGGTCGTGGCGATGAAGGTCGAGGGGACCTATGGGACCGATGTCTTCGCCGGGACGTATACGGCGGCGGATATCATCCCCTGCTTCAATATCAGCCCCGCCATCACGCTCGAGGAGATCGAGAACCTCGCATTATCCGGGGACATCGGCCGGTTGCCGAGCGGCATCGGCCGCGAACTGGCGGGCGTCACGTTCGAGGCCTTCGTCCGTGGCGCCGGGGCGGCCTACTCCGCGAGCGTGAAGCCGGAGGTGGACCGGGCATTGCAAGCCTGCGGACTCACGCT